CAGCCGACGGGAACCCAGACGTTCTAACCTACGGATGGATTTACAATGAGGCAGGCGGCGGCAACCAAACGCCTCCTGCCTTATTTTTTGGAGGGAATGAAATGGTCAGATTGCAGTGTCCTGAAGGAAATTCGCAGGTTTCTGTCGATGGCAGGAACTACCAAGCAGACGATACCGGGTTCGTGACCGTGCAAGAGGAGAGTGTCCAGAAGTTGCAAGCTATCGGCTTCAAGATTTCTCCAGTCAGCATGACGGTGAGTCAAGAGGACTTTGACGCCATCGCCGCGAACGCGAGAAATTTGAACTTGCCAGTACCGGGCGAAGTCAAGGTTGCAGGGAAGTCCAGCACGCGCATCACAGTGGAGTGATCAGATGCCTCATGCGGTTGATTTGACGACATTGACGGACCTGAAGAACTACATAAGCCCCGCTTTGGGCCAAACAACCGCATCAGACTCAGCCCTGACAAAGATCATCACTGCGGTATCAGACGGCATCAACCGCTACGTGTCGCGCACCCTGGCCGTGGGCACCTTCGCCGAGGTTCGGAACGGGAATGGACGGCGCTCAATGCGCGCGCTGATCTATCCGGTCCTGAACGTCTCGTCTGTCGTACTGGCAGGATTCTACGGGGAAACAGGACACGTAATCCTCTCGTCTACGAACGGCTCAGCATCTCACCTGTCATGGGACAACTGGTTTATCAACCTACGTGATGAGTGCTTCTGGGAAGGTCGTCAGAACATCACTTTGAACTACTCTGGTGGGTTCATGACTCCGGGGCAGCTTGGAGTCCTGACCTTGCCGGGATGGACTCCAAATACCGTAATCGGAATGACAACGACAACGGTCACAAACATGTGGCAGTCGGGAGAGACGCCGACAGGACTCGTGAACGGAGTCAATAAGGTTTTCACGCTGTCCCATGCCCCGAGTCCTGCCACTGGTTTACTGATGAGTGTACGCGGGTTTGTCCAGACGCAAGGCGTGGGCGAAGACTACACGCTGGCAGGGAACACTATCACCTTCACGGTTGCGCCAAGCCCAGGCGCGGCGATTCAGGCGTTCTACCCGTACCAGCAAACGACCATTACGACAACTGCGGCGTCCAACGCGCAGATTCAGGTAGGCGGCTTTTACTATGAGTCTGTCAACTCGGGCACGACGGGCGCTACGCCCCCTACAACGTGGCTTCAGACGCGCAACTCGCTCACGAACGACAACGGCATCTTCTGGCGGTGCGAGGGCGCGATTCCGGTCCTGCCAAGCAATGCAAGCATGGTGCCTGACGATTATCAAATGGCCTGTTTGCAGCAATCGGCGCTGCTGTTCAAGAACAGGACCCGTGTAGGCGATACAGGATCCGGCGTCGGTCCTGACCGCATCAACTACTTCCTGAAGGACGCGCATCCGTCTACCATCGCGCTGTTGACGCCGCACAAAGAAGTCTTTCCCATCGACGGCATGGGTGTCGTCTAACAGAAACCTCAAAGGAGAAACAAAAAATGCCTGTTAACGTAGTGCTCCCCAATCCCGCCCAGCAGTCCGATGTCATCGCTGCTCTTACGACTGCTATTCAGGCGGTACCCCTTGCTCCTCCTGTGGTCACTGCGACACCGCTGGCGCCCGCGTCCACCACGTACACCTATGTCGTCGTAGCGAAGGTCAACGGCGACGTCATCCCCGGTTCCGTGACGATCACCACTGGTGCCGCAACTCTCTCGGCAGCCGCATCCAACTCGATCAACTGGAATACGATTCCCGGCGCAGTCTACGACGTGTACCGCACGGCCGGCGGCTCGAATCAGGGCAAGATTGCCTCCAGCGTCCCCGGCGTTCAGTTGAATGCCTACGGAGGCGTACAGGCCACGCTCCAGAGCGTCACGCTGGTGGACAACGGCCTTCCCGGCGATGCGTCCACCGCCCCCGGCTTCAACACTTCAGGCGTTCAGGCGATTGGCATCCTTGAGCCTCCGCAAACCGTGTCGGCATCGGGACCCATCACCATTTGCACTGGGACAGTGTTCATCACCGCGGGCTCGGCCGCCGCTCTTACCCTCGCTGCTCCTATTGCTGGTGCTCCTGTTTCTGGTGGCATGGATGGGGCGAATTTGCTCATCCGTTCCAACACGGCATACGCTCACACGGTCACCACTCCCCCCAATGGCGTCAACGGAGCAAGCCACGTCATCACGTTCACGGGCGCCGCGGGCAACTACATCAACCTCACAGCGCTCAATGGTTCGTGGTATGTGACCGCGAACCTTAACGGAACCATCAGCTAAGCATGGACATCACCCTAGAAGGCGGCAAGCGTCTCTCTGCACGGTTGGATCATATGGGTCCTGCCATCAGAACAGCCGCGCGCCGCCAACTGGTGAACATCGGCGCAGAACTCGCAAGGTACGGGCAGCAGCACTTCGAGGAATCAGGACTCAAGAGACGGTCTGGAAACCTCGCTGCATCTATGGCGGCAATGCCAGTTGAGGAAGATGAACACGGCCTGACCGGTGGCATGATGGCCGGGAAAGGCTTGAAGTACGGCCCCGCTCAAGAGTTCGGCGCAGAGATCGATGCAAGCAACGGCCACATGCTGGCCATTCCCATGGAAGATGCACTGACGCCGGCAGGGGTGGCAAGATTCGCACCACGGGACGCAGCAGACGCGGGTTATGATCGGATCTTCTTTTCGAACGTGGGAAACAACGTCTACATGTTCGGCGTCATGGATGGCATCGTCCACTTGCTTTTCGTTCTCGTGCATCACGTCTCAATCCCGGCGCGGCCGTTTGCGGGTCCTGCTCTTGACGCCAACCGGGCATGGATTGAAGCGAGACTAAAACAAGCGGTCGATGAAGGAATCAAGGAGTCGGGAGAGTAGCCATGTTCTACAACGATCCGAGAATCGGGATGGTTCAGGGAGATCTTCACAAGGCCGAAGACGAAGACGGCTCATGGATCACTATGAACGGGACGCATGTCCATATGAAAGACGGAGAAGTGGATAAGGGGCCGCAGAAGGTCAAGGACCACGTCGCCGGCAAGAACGCAGAGAAAGCAAAATCTGCTGAGCCAAAAGCGATGCCGAAACTGCAAGGATCGGAAAAGCAGATAGCTTGGGCCGATAACATTAGAGATCGACGCATCAAAACCATCAATGATCTTCATCAAATCAACGTAAGACGAGTAGAGAATGATCGCAAAGATGATGGCGGCCATACTCCATCTACCGATAGAATGCTAGAAGCGTCAGAGAGAGCGAAAGCGGACATGATGGATCATATCGCTTCTCAAACCGACGCACACGAAATCATCGAGACAAGAGACAGGGCCCCCTATGACCGCATGATGTCTTCTCGGTTTAGTGAGCACTACAACGCCATCAAGAACGGGACCACTCCGAAATCATTTGGTGCCCAATACCCAAAAGGTGACCGAGAATTCATGCCGGAGTACGACTAATGCTAAAATCTTTTGCCTTTAATCCCGCTTGCAGGACCACTGTAAAGTACAGATCCGCGATCAGACATGACCTTGATGGAGATGTAATCTTTATCGCTGCATTGATGGATATTATCGGCCAGCACTTTGCGGAGTTGTGCGCGATCCGGAATCGAATCAATTATCGTGGATACTGGATAGTAGGCTGGGTAGGAGGGATCGTTGCGGGTAATAGTCAGCTTCATGTCTTTCTCCAACGCCTCTGGTTGAGGCTGTTTCTCAGGTACAAACTGAGTTTATCAAACCCTATGAGAATGTCAAGCAATTTGTTTATTAAATGCGTGGAGGCTTGCTGATGGGAAACCCGCTCGGCCGCGAAACGATATATTCGGCATTCTTCACGCAGTTGAAGGCGGCGCTCGTGACCCCGACAAGCCCGTTCAACTATGCTGGCCGTCGTCCGGTTCCTGATACCGACTTGGCTGAGGAGCAGTACCCCGCATTCTTCATGATGGAGGCCGGTGAAATCTATGACCGTAGCGTTCTATTTGCGCCTGCGCGGGTATCTCTACTCTGCACGATTTCAGTTGTTTCCCTTCAAGGCGAAGTTCCAGATGAGACCAATGTCTCAAATCTTAACAACCTTGCGGATGCGGTTGAGAGCGCCATACAGGATTCGGTCGGGCCAACGGCGGACTTGACCCTGGGCGGACTGGTGCAAGATTGCTGGATCACGCATCGGACCTTGACAATTACCGGCTCATCGTCGCAACGTCAGAGCAAACAGAACTTCGGCGTAGAAATCGTACTGCCGCATTCGAGGTGACAAATGTTCTACGAAGACTCCAGAATGGGAATGGCGAAGTCGGCAACCCCCAACCCCTACAACAATCACGGCGTGGGCTGCCCTTGTATTCTATGCGGCCAGACGCGCGGGATGGCGATGGCAAAGCGGGACGCCGGTGCCAGCGAAGAGAAGATGCACCTGGCCATTGCCCGTAGCCTGCACCACTCGCAGGCAAAGGGTGATCACGAGCGCAAGGCTTACGGCTGGGGAGGCGTTCATGATGGGCAGGCACCGCCCGAACTCACTGTCGAGCAGAAGGCCAAGCATCTGGAAGCGGCCGCCGCTCACGGGCAAGCTCAGGACCATTACCGTTCTGCGGCCAACTCCTACCGCGACAACCTGCCTAAGGGTGCCGCTGAGCATCAGAAGCTGGCAGAGGAAGCGGCGGCGCGGGCCGAGAAGCTGAGCGCAAAGGCGAACGCGTAAATGAGCGACCCAACATATGGCGCGCTCCCGGTACAGATCGACCCCACGGCATGGGGCGGCAGGACCAACACGCCTACCGCGTCCCTTACCGTAGACTCGATTCAGAACCAGATAGCCGCCCAGCTTGTAGCGTTCTTCGCTTCCGGTTCGCTGGCAATTCCGGTCTACATCTACCCGGCCTTCGATCTTGATACGTGGTGGGCTTCATCGGCGATTGCTTTCGTCCTGATTTCCTACAGCAACACGGGACTCTCGAAACCCCTGGCCACGTCGAGCATGGTCCAGGAGCGGACACTTCAGTTCAAGGTCCACGTAGAGGCGCGCAAGACGGCGTGGAACCTCAGCGGGGTCGGCTCAGTCTACGCGCTCATCGATGCAATTGAATCGGCGCTCGGGGGATTTCAGCCGATCGGATGCCGTCACGCCTACTTCACCGAGGAAAGATTCTCAGAACAGGACCCACAAGGCCGCGTCTGGCTGTACGACCTGACTTTCAACGTCCTCACCGTTCGCCCGCGGCTGCTGCCCTCTTACGCGCTGGCGAACTTGCAGCAAGCGATTTTCAACGTTACTCCGAGCGGAGATCAGATCATCGTTCCATCGGAGTAGCAACCTGATACACTTTGTATCGACGGGTACTCAAGCACTGA